CCTATTAATGGAGATTTCAGAGCAGATGGTAGACGTTTTGATGGTACAAGTTGGAGAAGAACAGGTATAAACCATCATGCAGATGCAAGAGGTATGGTATTTTATAAACGTAAACACCGAACAATTGATGGGTATCTTCAGCAAGGAGGTAGTCTAGACAAGATTGTGTTCAATGTAAAAAAAGTTCAAGACTATATTAAACTTGTTAAGAATTTATATGATAACGTATCGGCAGGAGATGTGTATGTTATGGTCAATCCTGCATGGGATGGATGGGTAAAGATAGGTAAAGCTGTAGATGCAAGGGATAGGTGTAGTGCCTACCAAACAAGTAGCCCTTTCCGTGATTATAAATTAATTCATTCAGATCATTTTGAAAACAGAGACAAGGCAGAAAAAGAAGCACATAAAATTGCTTCAAAGATTGCTGTTGAACGTAAAGGTGAATGGTTTAAAATGTCAACAGAACAAGCCAAAGATTCTCTTAAAAAAGTGGTATCTTTATAACAAAAATTTTTAAAAAGGAGGCGGTTATGCCTATGTCACTTACTGATAAAGAGTTTGAGGAACGTATTAAAAAGATTTCTGATACTGAACTAGATAACAGAATTAAACAATCTAATCCTAACAGCAATACACACAAAATGTATGTGTCTGAAAGATATAGAAGAGCTGTGAACGATTTTCATAATTGGGGGATGCATCACTAATGACCATAAGAAAAAACAGCAGACTTGCTGACCTAATTAAAGATTATTACAACAGTAGTAATTTTAAATTTTTACGTAAGTCAACACAAAAAGATTATAAATACTTTTTATCTATCATGTTGAAAGACTTTAGTGATTATCGTTTTACGGATGTCACTACACGTAAAGCTAAACTTGCGTATGAAAGATGGTTAGACAGAGGTGTTCCATTTGCTAATCATGTATGCTCTACATCATCCATCCTATACAACTATGCCATTGACATGGAGCATACAAAGGTTAACCCATTTAGTAGAGTTAAAAGAAAAACTGCACCACAACGTAAGGTTGTATGGGAACATGATCACGTTGTTAAGTTTCTAGATGTTGCGTATTCCAAATGGGAATGGCGAAATATGGGATTGATTGTGCAAATGGCTTATGAATGGGTACAACGGATGGGTGATATGCGTACTCTAGAATGGGATAACATAGATCTAGAGGCAAGGAAATGTGACTTACAACAATCTAAAAGAAGAGCATCAGTTACACTACCTATATCAGAAGATCTATGTGAGATGTTACAGCGACAGCATGAGGACTTTGGTTTTCAAAAGTATGTTGCACCAGATGTCAATCCTAAAGATGGAATCTTTGAACCTTACACTAAACAAAAATTATCAAAGTTGGGTAGAAAAATAATTAGGTCAGCAGAACTGCCAGATAATTTATGGTTAATGGATCTCAGGCGTACTGGAACTACACAAATGAATGAGGCAGGTGTGTCAATGGGGCAAATCATGGCTACTACTGGTCATGCTAACCCCCAAAGTGTTAAGCCGTATATGAATCACACTTTTGCTGCGTCTACGGCTGCATTAGAAACTAGAAACATTTATATAAAGAAAGGATAGATATGAATTTAGTAATAATTTTTTTAGCAGGATGGAGTGTGTTCGCTACTGCTAATAGTGACTTCCTTAACAAAGTTGAGGAGAAAGAAAAAGAGGGATACGAATGGGTATACACAGGCAAACAGGCTTGGGTAGATGAAGGAGATAATTATGCTATACCTATATACAGTTACAAAGGAACTAAACCCTACACAATTTACTCATTAATAAAAAAATGAGGTGGGTTGCATTTTTTGGTGTCTTGGTTTCGTTAGTATTGCTTACGTCAGGTAGGGCAGAAGTACAATGGGTAGGATGGTTTCTATCTAGTGTAAACTGCCTAGCCTGGGCATACTTTGCGAAGAAGGATGGTGATATACCACGAATGTTGATGGAATTATTTTATTTTATTGCATCAGTTTGGGGTGTTCACAACTGGACAGCTTGACAATAATTATTATATATGTTAAAAGTTACACTTAAATGTATTTAATTAAATTATATATTAACACCTAAGTGAAAGAACAATATGGATATATACTCTTATGTACAAGAATTAGATATACCTAATGGTTCTACTACAAGATCTAATTGCCCTGAGTGTAAAGGTTATAACACTTTTACTGCTACTAATAATAGTGGTATGCTTGTATGGAATTGCTACAAAGTTAGCTGTCCTATAGGTGGGGCATCTAGGATTCATTTAACTGCTGAAGATATTAAAAAAGGATTAACACCTAAAAAGATAGAACCTGTAATTGATTGGATCAAACCTGACTATCTTGTATCCAGTGATAATAATATCTCTGTAAAAGATTGGACACTTCAATGGGGCATTGAGGATGTTCACATTCTCTATGACCTAAAAGAGCATAGAGCAGTTTTCCCCTTGTATAACAATGGTTTAATGATTGATGCAGTTGGTAGATCTCTTGGTAAAAGATTACCAAAGTGGAAACGCTATGGTAATTCTGGTATGCCTTACATTACAGGTACTGGAAATATTGCTGTTGTTGTGGAGGATTGTTTGAGTGCGTGTATTGTTGCAACTAATCCACAATACTTAGGCGTAGCTATTCTAGGCACATCTATTACTGAGCAAACTAAAAATTATTTATCTCAGTTTGATAAAGTTATTGTAGCACTTGACCCTGATGCATTACCAAAAGTGTTAGGCATTGTTTCTGAGCTAAAGCCGTATGTTGAGGAGATAAAAGCCCTGAGATTATCGGATGATTTAAAATATAAAACCCCTGAAGATGTAAAAAAGTTAGAGGAACTTACATGGAATTAGCACTTATAAGATCACTTATGGATAAAGAATTTTATGATAATCATAGAGGGGCTAGATGTCCTGACAGATTATTTAGTAAAGATGTGCGTAAGATTAAATCTGTTTTAGATGATGCTGTAGATAAGTATAACAGAACTGTAACTGTAGATGAAGTACAGGCTTTATTTTTATCAGGTAATCCTAGCATGACTACAACACAAAAAAATACTTTCAAAGATATATTTAATAAAATTAAAAGAGAGGATCGTCTTGGAACGGATGTAGCACAGGAAGTTTTATCAAAGTTATTTCAGCAGGTAGTTGGAGAAGATATTGCCAACTTAGGTTTTGATTATGTTAATGGAGCACAAAATAGTTTAGAACCATTACGTGAATTATTAGAAAGATACAATGATGATTTCATGCCTGATATGAAGATTGATTGGGATGACATGGAAGCTGACAATCTTATTAAACAAAATGCTTTAGAAGCACGATGGTCATTTAATTTACCAACACTTTCACGTAAGGTAGGGGGAGTAAATGCAGGACACTTAATAGAGGTAGGAGCTAGACCCAACACAGGTAAGACTAGCTTTCATGCAAGTATGTTAGCAGGTCCTAATGGCTTTGCTCAACAGGGTGCTAACTGTATTGTGTTATGCAATGAAGAAGCATCTCATAGAGTGGGGGCTAGATATTTAACAGCAGCTACAGGTAAATCATTACATGAAATAAACGAGGATAGAAGTAAGGCTGAAGCATTTAATAAAATTAAAGATAACATTAAAATTAAAGACGTTACAGGAAGAGATATGGCTTGGGTAGAAAGTGTTTGCAAATCTTATAAACCAGATGTTGTTGTATTAGACATGGGTGATAAGTTTGCTAATATGTCTGGTTACACTAGATCGGATGAGGCATTAAAAGCAAATGCAATTTATGCAAGACAAATAGCCAAAGCATATGACTGTGCAATTTTTTATATGTCACAGTTGAGTGCTGAAGCGGAGGGTAAGATAGCCCTTAATCAAGCTATGATGGAAGGCAGTAGAACAGGTAAAGCAGCAGAGGCTGACTTGATGATCTTGATTGCAAAGAATCCCCCAATTGAAGGGCAAGACGAAGAAGATAACCAACGTCATATTAATATCGTTAAAAATAAATTAACAGGGTGGCATGGTATAGTTCATTGCGACTTTGATTATAGAGTAGGTCGTTACGCAGCATAAGGAGTAAACACGACATGGTTAATATATACACACCAAAACAAAACAAAGAATTTATAGCACCCTTTGGTCCGTCAATGGGTTACTGTCAATTGTCAGCAGGATTAGTAAAATTTCTAAATGATAATTTAGATAAGAAGGTAGATACATTAGAAGATTTTTCAGACAACTTAGTAGGTAAAGTTACTCAAGAGTTAGCTTGGGATGAAGAAATAAAAGAAAAAGTATTAGCTGAACTTTCTAATTTTATTGCAGGATGGGTTGCCTGGTCGCACCAACGTACTCATGCATGGAATGAAACATTAGATATGAATGTATATGATTATGGTATACAGGTAATGTCTGCTTGGTATGTGAGACAATTTAAACATGAGTATAATCCATTACATATCCATACAGGTTGTAGGATTTCTTGTGTTGGCTATCTTGGATTACCAGATGACTATGAAAAAGAATGTGAAGAAGATTACAAGGATCATCATCCTGCACATGGACATCTTCAATTTGCACATGGTTCATCAGGCAATTGGAACGCAACAAACTTTATGGTTAAACCTAAAGTGGGAGACTTCTGGTTGTTCCCTGCGGAATTGTTTCATTGTGTATATCCTTTTTATAGTGATGGTGAAAGAAGATCTTTTAGTATTAATATGAACTTTTTAGAAATGCCTAAAGCAGAAGCACAAAAAGCTATAAAAGAAGGTGCTCAGGTTGTTGACATAGATACACCAGTAGGAGTAAAATAATTATGAAAAAAGAAAAAGAATTATTAAAAGATTTAGTTGTACGTATAGGTCCATTTGATATTGATATAAACTTTGTACCTTTAAATGGAGAAATTTTTGGTGACTTTAGTTATATGGATTCACGTATTCGTATAGAACAAAGTTTGTGTGGATCTATTCTTGTGGAAACTATATTACATGAATTAAACCATGCAATATATAAGATAGGTAATTTACTAGACAAAGATACAGAAGAAAGAATAGTATCTGTATTTTCCATGTTTGAGGCAGGGTTCTACAGAGACAATCCTGAGTTTGTTAAATTTTTATTGAAACACTCTACCAAGTGAGGTTAAGGATATGAAGCTAACCATTGATGTAGAAAATACAGGTGTAACTCGTGATGGTAAGTTACACATAGATCCATTTGAATCTGGTAATGAGCTTGTTATGGTTGGAGCTAAATCTGATCAAGGTGATTTACATACTTTTACTTTTAGCCATGATGAGGTATCAGAGCCAGATGATCCTAGTAAACTACAGGAGCTATTAGATCAGGCTACAATACTAATTGGTCATAACATAGCTTATGATTTAGTTTGGCTATGGGAGTGTGGCTTTAAATACGATGGTCCTGTATTTGATACTATGTTAAGTGAGTATATTCTACGCAGGGGTATTAAGTCACCTCTAACTTTAGAGGCTTGTGCTGAACAATATAAATTAGAAACACAAAAGCAAACCGCATTAAAAGAGCATCTTAATAGTGGAGGCACAGCTAAAAACATGGACTATAAAAAGTTACATGAATACCTTTGTGCAGATGTAAATGCTACTCAAGAATTATCTGTTAAACTTAATACAAGATTAAATACTAAGCCTGATATATCGTTAATGAGTACAGTTCTTTTAACAAATAAAGTTGCTGTTTGTCTTGCTAAAATAAATAAAAGAGGTTTTAAAATCGACAAAGAAACTCTTCAAGAGGTTAGAAAAGAATTTGAAACTGAGCAGAAACAATTACTAGAAAAAGTATATTGGCAAACAAAAGAATTAATGGGTGATGTTCCTATCAATCTTAGTTCACCTGAACAATTATCATGGGTTATATATTCTCGAAAACCAAAAGATAAAAATAATTGGGCTGATAGTATAAAGTTTTTCTCAGACCCTAAAAAATTTAAAAGAGAAGTAGAAAATTTATCTGAGCTTGTGTACGTTTCAAATGCAGAGCAATGTAAAAAATGTATGGGTAGAGGTAAGATAAGAAAAACTAAAAAAGATGGATCACCTTTTGCTAGAGAAAATAATTGTCCTGATTGTGGTGGTGAAGGTTACATTGTTGTACCAACAAAAAAACTTGCAGGATTAAAGTTCAGAGTTCCTAATGCTGATTGGATTAGCAATCATGGATTTTCAACAAGTAAAAATAAAATAGATATGCTAGAAAAAATTGCTGTGCGTAACAAGATGGAAGATGCTGCTTTATTTTTAAAACGTGTTCGCAGATTGAGTGCATTAGATACATACCTATCTGCTTTTGTTGAAGGTGTAGAATCATTTACAAAACCAGATGGTAAACTTCACGTACAGTTATCTCAGATAAGTACATCTACTGGAAGGTTTAGTGGTAAGAATCCTAATATGCAGAATATGCCTAGAGGTGGTACGTTTCCTATTAAAAAGGTTTTTGTTTCTCGTTTTGAGAATGGTAAAATATTAGAGGCAGATTTTGCACAGCTAGAATTTAGAACGGCAGCTTATTTATCACAAGATCCTATAGCTATGAGAGAAGTGTCAGAAGGTTTTGATGTGCATAGTTATACAGCTAAGATTATAACGGATGCAGGAGAGGTTACAAGCAGACAAGATGCTAAAGCCCACACCTTTGCACCTCTCTATGGTGCTACAGGTTATGGCAGGACAGCAGCAGTTGCTAAATATTACAAACACTTCAATGAAAAATATAAAGGTATTGTTGATTGGCATGAAGAGTTAGCCAAACAAGCATTGAATGACACAATTATTAAAACCCCATCAGGTAGAGAATTTTCTTTTCCAGATGTAACCAGAAGGAGGAATGGCAAACCAACTAAATTTACACAGATTAAAAACTATCCAGTACAGTCATTTGCTACAGCAGATATTGTACCCTTAGCTATGTTACATATAGAAGATCTTCTAGAAGGATTACAGTCGTGTATAGTAAATACAGTTCACGATAGTATTGTTATTGATGTACATCCTAGTGAGGAAGAAAAAGTTTTAAATGTAATAAAAATAATTAATCAGTCTTTGAAAAGTATTGTTTCAAATCAATGGTCTATAGACTTTAATGTACCCTTATTATTAGAGTCTAAAATAGGTCCTAATTGGCTTGACACTAAAGACACTATATGATATAACTCTCAGACTTTAACCAAAAAGGAGACTCAATCTTGAGCAATATAACAACAATAGATACCAACAATTATGCACAAATGGCAGCAGTCATGGGCATAACAAGTGAAGCACGTAACTCTGATAAACCTCGTAGTACATTATCTCGGTTGCGTATTAGTCATACACCTATTATGGGTACTGAACAAATCAAAGGTAAAAAAGTAAATGTAGAAGTTGTACAAGGAGGAACTTTTAAAGTAGAGAATCCTGAAAATGATTCTGTTATTTACTGTAACTCAATTAGTATCAGACCTTATATGCAGAGGTTTATGTATAAAAGATTTGTTAAAGGTTCAGGTGATGTTAAAAATATGTTTGTTAAAACAGTTATGGGTGACTCACTCAATATAGATCTCAAAGATAATCTTGGTGGATTTAATTGTGGTAAACCTGCTGGTTACATCCAAGATTTTAAATCATTATCAGAAGATTTACAAAATTTAATACGTCAAATAAAACGTGTACGTGTAGTCTTTGGTACTGTTAATGCCAAAGGTGTAGATGAAAAGGGTAATGAGCATGACATTAAAGATCTTCCTTTCATATGGGAAGTTGATAATCGTGATGCATTTAAAAACTTAGGTGTACCATTTCAAAAACTTTTTCAATCGAAAAGGCTACCAGTACAGCACACTATTAATGCAGCTACAGAAGAAAGAAAATTACCTAATGGTAATAGTTTCTATGTACCAACTGTATCTTTAGATTTATCAAAGACATTAGATGTTGAAGAAAAAGATCAAGATAGATTTGCTGACTTTGTTTTATGGATCAAAAATTATAATGAATATATATCTAGTGAGTGGAATCTAAAAGCTAAAGCCTCAGATGAGGAAGTAGCAACAGTTGAATCATTTATTGATATTGAAGATGAAGGAGCATCAGCGTAATGGAAAATATAAATATTGAAACTTCTTTACTAAGAGACATTGTTGTGTACCTTAGTAAAAGACCTTATAATGAAGTTGCTCCTTTGGTGCAGAGACTACTCGTAGTTTCTCAAGCCGCAGAAGCAGAGGCTAAAAAAACTCCCACAACTAAACCAGATAAAAAATAGCTATGCATCATCCTGCTGAATTAGCTATTCATCAGTACCTAGAAAATGCCAAAGATAGCAAAACTGAAATGTCAGATGCTACTATTGACAAGGTATGTGATGACATACGATCTGCTTTAAAACGTCAGTTTAATAGTGGGGAGAAGAGAGATAAGTTTAGGTTACGTATGTCTAATGTTGGTAGACCTTACTGCCAACTGTGGTATGATAAAAATAAACCTGATGTTGCTCTTCCGAAACCAACTACTTTTGTTATGAACATGATGATAGGTGATATTGTTGAGGCGGTATTCAAGGCAATATTAACTGAAGCAAAAGTAAAGTTTAAAGATAGTGAACAGGTAGAGTTAAAATTAAAGGATGGCTCTACCATTAAAGGAACAACAGACTTAGAAATTAATGATGCCATAGATGATGTTAAGTCAGCATCTGATTGGTCATATAAACATAAGTTTAAATCCTTTCAAGATCTAGATAGTATGGATGACTTTGGTTATGTTGCCCAACTTGCAGGTTATGCTAAAGCTGCTGGCAAAGAAGCTGGTGGTTGGTGGGTTGTTAACAAAGCTAATGGTGATTTTAAATACGTTAAATCTGATATAGATATTGATAATGAATATAATAAAATTCAAAAATTATCAGATAAAATTAAAGAGAATAAATTCACTAGATGCTTTGAGCCTGTTCGTGAAACTTTTTATGGTAAAGAAACAGGCAATACAATCCTAAGTAAAAGCTGTGGCTTTTGTAATTATAAACAAGACTGTTGGGAGGGATTACAATCTTTACCTGCGGTTAAATCAAAAGCAAAAGAACCTAAGATTGTTGACTATGTTAGTATGGGGAACGTCTAGTGGATGCAAAACAATTTATTGCAGCTAGGCGTTTGGGGTATAGGTCTGGGTTAGAGCACAAGGTTTCCCAATATCTTGACGATTTAAACATCAATTATTCGTATGAAGGTATTAAAATAGAGTGGGAAGATTTAGCTTACCGCACCTATACCCCTGATTTTATTTTACACAATAACATTATTATTGAAACTAAAGGTATGTTTACAGCTATAGATAGGCGAAAGCATTTAGCTATAAAGAAACAACATCCAGAGTTAGATATACGTTTTGTGTTTACAAATAGTAATAGGAAATTACGTAAGGGTGCTAAGTCAACTTATGCACAATGGTGTATTAGATACGACTTTAGATATTACAGTAGAATTATTCCTGAAGAGTGGCTTAAAGAAAAAGCTAAACCTAAAATCCAATCCTTTGTTTCTTTCAAAGGAAAAAAGAGGAAATTAAAATGACTACATTTAACTACGACCCTAAAGATTTTTTTATTCAACTTGCCCCTTTACTTGATAGTCAAGGAAATTGGGTAGGAGAAATAGATATTAATCTAATGGTTCATCCTAAGTCTCCTTTAAAACCACAAGACTTTGAAGAGATTTATAAAATTCAAAAGTTAATGTCTATATCTTTATCTTTATTTGAGGAGTTTTCCCACGTAAAAGAATTAGCAGAGTGGTCGCTAAGAACAAAAGAAAATTCTGCTAATGAAGATACTACTTTAATTAAAGAGCCAAGTGTGGTAGAATCAGATGGGAATGTTTTGACTGTAGATTTTACTAGCCACAAAAAAAATTATGATGCTTAACCTTAACTACGAAAAGAGATAATATGTCAAAATCATTTGCAGACGATCATCACTCAGCTATGGAATTTGTCAATAACCAAACTGTTACTGATAATGTTAATCACCCAGAACATTATAATCAGTATGGTATAGAATGTATTGATAGTATCCGTGCATCCATGAGTGATTTAGAATTTAGAGGATACTTAAAAGGTAATGTTGAAAAATATCTTTGGCGATACAATTATAAACGTACACCATTAGAGGATTTACAAAAAGCTGAATGGTATTTAGGTAGATTAATAAAAGAAGTACAATGAGAGAAGAAATAAAACAGGCTCTTAAAAAAGTTTATGATCCAGAAATATCTGTTGATATTTATGAGCTTGGTTTAATTTATGATGTTATAGAAAAAGATAATCACATTGATATTAACATGACATTAACTAGCCCTACGTGTCCAGTTGCAGGTATGTTAATTCAATCGGTAGAAATGGCTGTAAAAAAAGTAGAAGGTATAGATACAGCCTATGTTAATCTTGTATTCCATCCTTCTTGGAATCAAAAGATGATGTCTGAAGAGGCTAGGTTAGAGTTAGGATTAATATAAAATGAACAGAAAAACTAGAGTAAAAGCTATGATCTCTTTAGAGATTGACCCAGAAGAATATCCTATACCTACAGATGGTTATGTAGTTGAGGATATAGAAGAAAGTATTGAACAACATTTTCACGAGATAAATGGTATAACAGTTTTAAATTTAAAAGTATTACAAAGGGGAGAAGGATGAGTAATTTGTTACCAACTGACTATCAGCATTTTATAGCTTTATCTAGATATGCTAGGTGGCGAGAGGAAGATCAGAGAAGAGAGACTTGGACAGAAACTGTTTCAAGATACTTTGATTTTATGACAGATTCTATTGCCAAAAAACACCAGTACAATCTATCAAATAGTATCAGAAAAGAGCTTGAGGAGGCTGTATTGAGCTTAGAGGTCATGCCTAGCATGAGAGCTATGATGACTTCAGGACCTGCATTAGATAGGTGTAATGTAGCAGGATATAACTGTTCCTATATACCAGTAGATAGCCCCAGATCTTTTGATGAGACTATGTACATCTTAATGTGTGGTACAGGTGTAGGCTTTAGTGTTGAACGTGAGAATGTAGATAAGATGCCTATCATTAGTGAGAGGTTTGAAGATACACAGTCTACTGTTGTAGTAGGTGATAGCCGTAATGGTTGGTCAAAAGCTCTCAAAGAATATATAGCTTATCTGTATGCAGGAGAAATACCACAAGTAGATGTATCTCAAGTTAGATCTGCTGGAGCTAGACTAAAAACATTTGGGGGTAGAGCATCAGGACCTGAACCTTTAGAAGAACTCTTTGACTTTTGTAAAGGTATATTTACTAATGCAAAAGGTAGAAGATTATATCCTATTGAGTGTCATGATATTATGTGCAAGATAGGTGAGGTTGTTGTAGTAGGTGGTGTTAGACGTAGTGCATTAATTAGTTTATCAAATTTAGGTGATGATCAAATGCGTCATGCTAAATCAGGTGAGTGGTGGCACTATGAAGGACAAAGAAGTTTAGCTAATAATAGTGTAGCCTATAAAGGTAAACCTGACATGGGTACGTTTATGAGAGAATGGTTATCTCTTTATGAAAGTAAATCAGGAGAACGTGGTATCTTTAATAGACAAGCTGCAAATAAACAAGTAGATAAATTAAACCGCAGACATACATCTATAAATGATAAACCTATAATGTGGGGAACTAATCCTTGTTCTGAAATAATACTTAGACCATATCAATTCTGTAATTTATCTGAGGTTGTAGTTAGACCTAATGATTCTGAAAAAACATTAGTTAATAAAGTTCGTTTAGCTACTATTCTAGGTACGTTACAATCTTGCCTTACAGATTTTAAATATTTACGTGCTGTATGGAAAAAGAATACAGAAGAAGAAAGATTATTAGGTGTAAGTTTAACAGGCATTATGGATAATTCTATTACTAATGGTACACTAGAACATCTTCCTACTCTTTTAAATAAACTAAGACGTACCGCAATAGATGTAAATAAACAGTTTGCTAAAGCATTAAGCATACCAGAATCAGCATCCATTACTTGTGTTAAACCAAGTGGTACTGTATCACAATTAGTTGATAGTGCTAGTGGTATTCATGCTAGACATAATCCTTACTACATTAGAACTGTTAGAGCAGATAATAAAGATCCTCTTACACAGTTTATGACAGACAGTGGTATTCCAGCAGAGGCAGACGTAATGAAACCTGATAGTACAACTGTATTTAGTTTTCCTATGAAGTCTCCTAAATCATCTATTTGTAGAAAAGAATTGACTGCTATTGAACAACTAGAATTATGGAGTATCTATCAAGACAATTGGTGTGAGCATAAACCTAGTGTAACTATTAGTGTTAAAGAAGATGAATGGTTTGAAGTTGGTGCATGGGTATATAATAACTTTGATAAAGTATCAGGTATTAGTTTCCTACCATTTAGTGAACATACTTATAAACAAGCACCCTATCAGGATTGCGATGAGGATAAGTATAAAGAATTATTAGAGAGGATGCCCAAAGAAATAAAGTGGGATAAGCTATCTGAATATGAAAAAGAAGATAGCACAAGTGGTAGTCACGACCTTGCGTGTAGTGCAGGAGTTTGTGAAGTTGTAGACATAGCTGCATCATAAGGAGTTTAACATGGCTAGAAGTAAACATTATTATGACAAGTATGATAAGCCCCCATTAAAAATGCAATATCAAGCAGGTATAAAGGCTTTTAATTCTAACAAACAATGGCTTAAAAAATTACGTAATGGTAAAACAATAATAGTAACAGCTAACCCATACCCTCCAGAAACTATGCAGTCAAAGGAGTGGCAGCGAGGATACAACACCGCATATACTCAACAGTTAAAGAGGTTATAATATGATTAAATTTCAAGAGGAAGCAGAGGCATACATGAAAACAAAACGTAGTGATTTTACTTTTGATCGGTATCAAAATGTAGCTAAAGAAACAGCTATCTATCCACAGAATGTCAAGGTACTATATCCAGCTTTAGGATTAGCTGGTGAGGCAGGTGAGGTAGCTAATAAAGTTAAGAAAGTTGTCAGGGATGGGGTGTCTAAGATGCCTGATGATTGGAAGGAACAAGTAGGTGCGGAGATAGGAGATGTGTTGTGGTATTGTGCAGCATTAGCTAGTGATTTAAATATATCACTTGCTGATTGTGCTATGAAGAATAGAGATAAACTTCAGTCACGTATGAAGAGAGGCAAGATAAGTGGTACAGGAGATAAGAGATAGCTTTACTGTATGGTACTAGCTATTATTCCTAGTAGTTGTAAATCTTCAACATTAGTACCATCAGGTTCTCTACCTTCTCTTTGAATAAACCTTACCATAGCTTCTTTCCTAGCTGTTTTAGATGCTCTTCTGTAGGTAAGCATAGCATTAATATATGGGTTAGATAACTCTTCAGACTTTCTTAATGAATTAACTATTTGTCTATTTCTTTTATATAATTTATTAAATAGATTAGCAGATTTAGTTTTAATATAAAGTTTTTTTGTCATAGAATCTTTTAATGTTTCACCTGAATTATCATATTCTTGTGCAAAACTTTCTTCATATCCTTGAACTATATTAGCTAGTGGTACTACTAACTCTCTAAGATATTTATTTTCAAAGTTTCTTATTGATGGAATATTTGATTTACTACCTAAATCCCAATCTGAAAATCCTATACCTCTTAGGTAATCCCCCTCTTCACTATCTGCTGTTCTTAAATTTATACCAAATAAAACTTTCCACAAAGGTTCAACTCTTCTAGCATCTTCCTGAAATAAAAATTCTCTTTTAGGTAATGCCGCTTCTTCTTCTGGGCTTAGAGAAATACCTCTAGCTTTAAATGGTCTAGCTATTTCTCTTCCTACTCCAGATAAAAATGGTCTACCTAAAACTGGATCTTCTGCTGCATCTCTATACTCTGTTCCTCTTTCTCCAAAGGCACGTTGCGTATCTATTATTTGTGCGGCAGGAACTGCCCACGAAGATAAGTAACTACCTATTACTCTCCCTAAAAATCTTTGTCCTGCCTCACTTGAATTAAAATCTGTTGATTGAGCTATACCTGCTACCTCATCTAATATATCAAAACCAGCACCAACTCTAAAATTTGTACCTGTAAAGGTCTGATAAAAATCTTTCATATTCTCTTGTTCACCAAGCCATCCAGCTAATCCATCCACACCTCCATCTACATACTGCTGTAATAATTTTCCAAATGTTAAGAACTGTCTCATTGGAAAAAATGGACTTGTGTCAGTTACAATACCTTCTCCAATACGTATTAATTTTAAATCTTCTGGAGCATCTTCACTTTTAATATATTGATATGCTGCCAAACTTGTTGCCATCCCAAGTAAATTTCTACTAATACGTTGTCTATCTTTAGATGTTAATTTACCAATATCTTTTCCGTCTTTTGCTATAAAACTCATTACCTTTTTAGTCATAGGTATTGATGCACCTGCTGCATAATTACCCATTAGTTCCATTGAGTTAAACATAAATCGTGGAAATGGCATAAGAACAGTAAGACCATTACGAGTAATAAAACTAGATATACTTCTAAACATTTGCACTTCAGGTTGTTTTGCATAAGTAACATCTAATGCTTTAGTTGTACTGTCAGCTACTAATTCAACAAAAGATTTTTTATTAGTAGGTATTAAGTCTGGTGAATCATTTAGTAATTCTTTTATTCTACCCTGTTGTAATACTTCTTGTAAATCAAAACCATATTCTCTTTTAGTTAATCTTTCTAGCTCACCAAAAAATATACCTCTTCTAACTAAATATTCTTGAAATCTGTTAGGTATATTAAGAGCACCAACAACATCTTCAAGTTCACCCAATGATTTATCAACCCATTTACCACCAAGAACTCTAGTAGGATCTCCCCTACCAGTAGCTGCTTGAATTTCATTTAAGTTATTAAATATTGAATCGAAATACTGAGCTAATTCTGGTCTATCTAAAATATAATCCGTATAATCTTTAGCTATATCAGGTCTACTAAACATATAATTAAAATGTTTAAAACTACCATTCCAATTTTGCCTATCTACTAATGCTTTTGCACCAGCCATAACACCTTCATTTTGTAAAGCATACATACTGGTGTCCATAACATTTCCCAAACCCTCTAAAGGTGCTCTTATAACAGCAGATGATAAGTTACGTGACGCAGTTGCTAATTGAGATACTAAACCACCTCTACGAATATTTTCTGCTCTCATAACAAAGTTACGAATCTTACCATTAGTTTCCTCTATTGCTTTGGCAGCTAGCAGATCCATTTCTGATGAAGGTCTAGCTCTTTTTATTTGACTTAACTTTTGTAAAACTTGCCCTGCTCTAGAGCCTGTTCCTATAATTGCTAAAGTGTAATCCTCATAAGATAATCCATATTTAGTTAAAGTTTTTTGTAATTCGTCGGATGGTAGTAATTCTTGATTTGCAGTTAGTTTAAGTAAGTTGTCTATTACTGTGTCCTTATTATCAAATGCTTTAGGATTTCTCTTTTTTAAGTCACTAGCAACAGCAACAATTTTATTAAAAGATTCTGGCTTTAATAAAGGTTCTACTAAATCACTTTTACCTGTAGTAAGAAGTATTTCCTCTCCCTCTGTAGTAGCTTTTCCTTTACCAAGAACCCCCTCTGGCAATATACTTTCACTTTCTTTAACTTCTCTTGCCATTATTTCTTCATTGATTTCTAATCCTGCTTTTCTTGCACGTTCAGGATTATATACCAATTTTGTTTTTCCTAATCCAGTTACCTTTTTACCATCAACTATTTTTGTTTCACCAGGTATAGTAATTTCTGATGTAATTTTTTTACCAGTTATTACTTCAAAATCTTTTAACATTTGTTCAGCTAAATCACTAGCTTTTTGTGCTGCAATATTTGCTCTGGCAATAGACTCACTTGAAACTTCAGCTTCCGCTAATTTAGCTGCACCAGCAGTAAAATTAAATCTTTTTTTATCTCCT